CCCACTCGCAAAGAGCTGCTGACGTTGGTTGACGACACCCGCTTCAACCCCGCGATCAACACCGACCTTTTCCAGTGCGATCCCAGCCGCTATTGGTCCAGCACCGTCGACGCGGAGTCCCCTTCGGACTACGCGTGGGGCGTCGATTTCAGCACCGCCGCAGCGACCTCGGCCACCAGAGCTTCCAAGCCCGCGTGCGGGCGGTGCGTTCGGTGTTGCCGGCGGCGTCCGGTCAGTAATCGGCCTTTCGGCCTTCCCTTCCCAACGGAGAACACCCGTGTCCCATTTCCTCAAGATCGGTGCCGATGGCGTGCAGCTCGCCAGCGATGCCACCGACCACGCCGCCGTGATCGACACCCGCACCAACCTCATGTGGGCGGCAAACGACGTCAGCGACAAGCGCCTGGACTTTGCTGCCGCCGGCAAAGCCTGCGGCAAGCTGTCGCTCGCCGGCTACAGCGACTGGCGCCTGCCCACCGTCGAAGAGCTGTTCCTGCTCGCCGACCGCAGCAAGTTCAATCCGGCGATCGACACCGACGCCTTCCCGTCTGTCAAATCGGACTGGTATTGGTCCGGCACCGTGGATGCGGAGTCCCCTTCGGGCTGCGCGTGGGGCGTCGATTTCAGCTACGGCAACAGCAACCTCGACGGCCAGAGCAGCCCTGCCCGCGTGCGGGCGGTGCGTTCGGTGTTGCCGGCGGCGTCCGGTCAGTAATCGGCTTTTCGGCTGACCTATCCTGATGTCCTTCGCCCTCCCGCCCATCGTGAAACTGGCCGAATCCTTGCTGCTCGACATCGAGCGCGCAGCAGCACGATTCAACCGGGCCCACCGTTACGCCTACGGTGCGGATCTCCGCGCCCAGGCGTACCGGGTCACACTCGCCGCGCATGAAGCATGGCGCGACAGGGCACACCAGGCGCAACACATCGCCCAGTTGGTACGCGAGGTCGACAGCCTCAAACTGCGCTTGCAAATCGGCAGCAGGCTTCGTGTCTTCAACAGCTTCGGCCAGTTCGAAAGCCTGGCGCGCGCGGCCGCATCGCTCGGCCGGCAAACCGGCGCGTGGCATCGCCAACAGCAGCACCCCAAGGGCCAGAATGTCCGCCACAGCATCGGCGGTCAGCGTGCCCAGATACTGAGTTCCCGCGCCACCCCAGCAGGGGTCAATCCATGACGAAGCCGCGCCAACCCCAGGGCCGCGCGGACGGGTCGCAAGCGCGCGGGATAGCGGAGTCCCCTTCGGACTACGCGTGGAACGTCAATTTCAACAACGGCAACAGCAACCTCAACAACCAGAACAACCAAGCCCGCGTGCGGGCGGTGCGTTCGGTGTTGCCGGCGGCGTCCGGTGAGTCTCAGGGTGCAACACACAGCGAGGTCAGCTTTCGTGACCTCCACAGCGCATGGCAGCGCGCCCGGCGCCGCAAGGTGCCCAGCCAGAACCAGCTGCAATTCGAATCACAGTGGATCGATGGCCTGCTTGATCTCCAACAGCAGATCAACGACGGCACGTGGCAACCGCGCCCCACCACCTGCTTCATCGCCACCAAGCCCAAGGCTCGCCAGATCCACGCACCCGACTTCGCCGACCGCGTCGTGCACCACTGGCTGGTGCCACAACTGGAGGCCATCTACGAGCCCAGCTTCATTCACCACAGCTACGCCAACCGCCGCGGCAAAGGCACCCACGCCGCCGTGGCAGCGTTGCGCAAGCACGTGCGCCAAGTACACAGCGGCCAGGGCGGCGGCTTCTACCTGCAGCTGGACATCCGCAACTTCTTCAACACCATCCACCGCCTCACGCTCTACCGCATGCTCAAGCAGCGCATGCAGCGCCACGGCGTGCCGCTCGCCACCCAGCACGTGGCCCATGCCCTGCTGCGCCGCTCCGTCGAGCGCCAGGGCGTACTGCACCGTTCCACCGCGGCCGAGCGCGCCCACGTGCCGCCGCACAAACGGCTGGAAAACGCGCCAGCCGGTTGCGGCCTCCCCGTAGGCAACCTGTCGTCGCAGTTCTTTGCCAACGTCTACCTCGATGCACTCGACCAGTTCGTCAAGCACACACTCAAGGCACCGCGCTACCTGCGCTACGTCGATGATTTCGTGCTGGTGCACCACAGCCGCGAGCAGCTGCAGCAATGGCAGGCACAGATCACCACCTTCCTGCGCGACACCCTGCGACTCGAACTGAAATCCGACATCCGTCTGCGCCCGCTGAGCGATGGCATCGACTTCCTCGGCTACGTCACCTACCCCACGCACACCCGCATAAGGGCGCGCGTCGTCAAACACGCCGCCACCGCTCTGCGCTCTTGGCACCGCGCCCACGCAACACCGCATGGTGTCCGCTGCACGCCCGCCGAGTTCCGCAACCTCGGCAGCATCTGGGCCAGCTACCGCGGCCATTTCAGCCAGGCCGACAGCCACCGCCTGCAACAAGCCTTCCACGCCCGACTTCCGTGGCTAGCCCCTTTGACCACCACCCGCCGCCGCTTCGATCACCGCTTGGAAGGCCGGCGCGTCACCGTGAGGATTCACCACCCATGATCACCGCCATCGCGCGCGCGATCGCGCGCCGCACCATGCGCCACAACCCTGACTTTTTCGTCGGCGGCCGGGACAACCCCTACTTGGTCCGCTGGTATGTGTTCGGCTCCAAGCTGCACGCCACCGAGCCGCGCCCGACGCCTCGCACCCTGCTTGGCCTGGCCCGCGCCTACGTCCACGAGTTCCGCCGCAGTGACGACGACCGCGCCCATCACGACCACCCCGCCGCAAGTTTCAGCATCGGGCTGTGGGGCCGCGCCATCGAACACACCATCGCCGCCGGCGGCGTGCACCACCGCCGCGAGCTGAGAGCTGGCACGCTCCGTTTCCGCTCGGCCCGCTTCGCTCACCGCATCGAAATCCTGCCAGCCGAGCGCTACTTCACCTTGTTCGTCTTCTTCCGCAACTGCCGCGAATGGGGTTTTCACTGCCCGCGCGGCTGGGTGCCATGGAGAAAGTTTGTTGCCAGCGATGATCCGGGTTCGATCGGCGCCGGCTGCGGGGAGGCCACCAGCCATGAATAACGGCACTCGCTACAAGGGTCGCAAGCTGCCATCTGAGGCGCGCCAGTCGGTTACTGGACTACTGGAGAACCTGCTGCACCACGTATGGGAAGACGGCCGCGCTGGCACGACGAAATCCGCCGACACGATGCGCGCAACAGACGCGTTGATGGCATTTCTTGAAAACCAGCGACCGGCACCTGTCAGCGACCACCTGGCGACGTTGTGCGACATGGATTCAGAGTATGGCGATGATCCGAATAAATTCACCGCGGAGCGCGCGGCACTTTCTGCGGCGCGCTCCGCCCTTCGTTTTGTCAACCGCCGCAAGCTCCTTTCGACCCATCTTGTACAGCGAATGGATCGCTACTGCCGCCCCGGCGCCATCATCGACATCGATGCCGAAACAGTGCGCGTTCTGACCGGTTTGCTGTGCGAAGCAAAGGGTCTGCTCACCGGAGACGCCACCCATGGCTGACGGCAACCAGCGTGCCTTCAACTTTCCGCGTAAAACACTCGCCAGCGCCCTGCGCCCCGGCGAAATCGTCGTGGATTTCTTCGCCGGCGGCGGTGGCGCCAGCGAAGCCCTGCGCCAGGCGCTGGGCCGCGACCCCGACGTGGCCGTGAACCACGACCACGACGCGCTCGGCATGCACGCCGCGAACCACCCGTTCACCCGGCACATGGAAGCCGACGTGTGGGCGGTGGACATCCTGCGCGAAGTCGCCGGGCGCCCGGTGGGCTGGTTCCACGGCAGCCCGGACTGCACACATTTCAGCCAGGCCAAGGGCGGCCAGCCGCGATCGAGGGCCACCCGCTCGCTCAGCTGGGTGATGGTCAAGGTGGCCGGCCGGCTCGCGCGGCATGGCCTTGCCCCGCGCATCATCAGTCTGGAGAACGTCCGCCAGATCCTCACCTGGTGCCCGCTGATCGCCAAGCGCGACAAAGCCACCGGCCGCGTGATCCGCCTCGACGGCACCGTGGCCGCGCCCGGCGAGCACACCCCGCTGCGCGAGCAGTTCCTGGTGCCGGACAAGAAGCGCGCCGGCAGCATCTGGCGGCAGTTCGTCGCTACCCTGCGCGCGCTGGGCTACGTCGTGGAATGGCGCATCCTGCGCGCCTGCGACTACGGCGCCGGCACCAGCCGCGAGCGCCTGTTCCTCATTGCCCGCCGCGACGGCGAGCCCATCGTCTGGCCTGAGCCAACGCACGGGCCCGGCCGCGCACAGCCCTACGTCACCGCCGCCGACTGCATCGACTGGTCCATTCCGTGCCCGTCGATCTTCGAACGCAAGAAGCCGCTGGCCGATGCCACACAGCGCCGCATCGCGCGCGGGGTGATGCGCTACGTGGTGAACGCAGCGGAGCCGTTCATCGTGCAGTGCGCGAACGCCTCCGCCAGTGGCATCGCGAGCGGCGGCGAACCGCTCGGCGTGATCACCGCCTGGCCGAAGGGCGGAGCGCATGCGGTAGTGGCGCCGACGCTGGTGCAGGCATCACATGGTGAAGGCAGTGGCGCCACGAAACGGCGCGGCAGCGGCGCACATGATCCGAAACAGCCGCTGGGCACTGTGCATGCCGGCGGCGGATCGTTCGCGCTGGCAAGCGCATTGCTGGTGGGCGTCGGCGGCCGCGCCGGCGACACCGAACCACGCCCGGTGAATCAGCCGGGCTACACCGTCACTGCGAAAGCCGATTGCGCCGTCGTCACCGCCTTCCTCGAGCAAGCCAACGGCGGCGGCGAGAACGGCAACCCGGCCCGCGCGCGTGGAGCCGACGAGCCGGTGAGCAGCATCACCGGAACCGGCAGCCAGCAGCGCGTGGTGACGGCCCATATGGCGAAGCTGCGCGGCACCAGCAGCGCAGCCGATGTGGCTGGCCCGCTGGCCACCGTCAGCGCCGGCGGCGAACACCACGCCGTGGTTGAGTGCACGCTCAGCGCCGAGCACGAAGCTGGCGCGCTGCGCGTGGCCGCGTTCCTGGTCAACTACTACGGCAACGGCGCCCCGCGCGACCTGCGCGAATCGCTCGACACGGTAACCACCCGAGACCGCCTCGCGCTGGTCACCGTCACGATCAAGGGCACGCCCTACGTCATCGTGGACATCGGCCTGCGCATGCTCAAGCCGCGCGAGCTGTACCGCGCCCAGGGCTTCCCCGCCAACTACATCATCGACCGCACCGCCAGCGGCAAGCCACTCACCATCAGCGCCGCCGTGCGCATGGTCGGCAACAGCGTCAGCCCGCCGCCTCTCTGCGCCATCGCCCGCGCCAACCTCGACCCGGTCAACCAACCGGAACGGATCGCCGCATGAACACCGAACAACCAACCGGCCCCGACGCCGTCGCCATCATTGCCGCGCTGGTGGCCGGTGACCGCTGGCTTTCCGCCGACGCCTGCGCCGCGTACCTCGGCGGCATCACCCGCCGCACCTTCCTCGAAACCATCGCGTGCAAACCGAATTTCCCCAAAGCACTACCGCTGGGCAAAGTCAAAGCGTGGAAGAAATCAGAGGTCGACCAATGGGCAGAAAACTACCGGCGCGGCACCACCCGCGCGGCCTAACGCCTAATAGACGGAGCGTTGAAGGTCTGCAATGTACCGACGAACCCGAAAATACCAGGCACGCCGCGAGCAGCGCCGCGCCGAATGTGCTGAAAACGAACAGCGCCAAGCCGCATGGCAGCCGCCGCAGCTGCGCCGGCGTGTCACGATTGAGGATTTCGATGGCGAGGAGCCGCACATACACACCATCGAGCTTTTCCGCACCAGCCGCATCGACAGCTACCGCGTCGTAGTCAACGGCACCGAGTGGAAAGCCAGCATTGGCTGGTCGCGAGTGCTAGATGGCGTACGGCGTGCGCTTCCGCGCCTGCTGAGCCCACGACACGAATAACGCCCCGGGTTGGCGTCGGTTATACCAGCCTCTTCGCCAGCTCGCTCGCGCTTTCGTTGTAATAGATCATCAAGCTTTTCAGGTCGCGGTGACCGATCACCCGCGCCAACTGCAACACGTCCAGCTTCTTCGACAGCCGCCAGATCGCCTCCGCCCGGCTGTCGTGAAAATGCAGGTCCGTCAGCGCGGCCCGCGCTCGAATCTTTCGGAACAGCGCATCGCGTGACTTTTCCTCGATGCCAAACACCGGCCCATCGCCCACCGGCAGCACGCGTAGTATGTCCACCGCCTGCGGCGACAACGGCACCTCGCGCGCATCACCGTTTTTCGTGCGTGGCAGGCGAACATAGCAAGCGTCCAGCTCCACATCGCCCCAACGAAGGCCCAGCATCTCCCCGGCCCGCATCGCTGTTTCCAACCCCAGCAGAAACGCCAAGCCCACCCGCTGCGTGGCCGTATCCGCCGCCAGGTGCTCGCCCAGGCCAAACGCTAGCCGTAGCCGCTCCACTTCGTCGGCGGTGATCCGCCGTTTCCGGCTCGCCGGCGCCGTGGGCCGCGTCACATCCTGCATCGGGTTTGACCGCAGCCAGCCGAAGTCGCAGCGGCAACTCTCAAACACCGACCGCATCAACTTCATTTCCCGCAGCACCGACGCCGGTGCCACCGATCGCAGCCGTTCATCCCGCCACGCCGCGATATCCGCCCCAACGATCACCGCCAACCGTTTGCTGGCCAGCTTGTGCCGCCCCATCGCCGTCAGCCGCCGCAGCTCCCAGGTCTCACCCTTGTGCAACGGCGCCACCTCGGCCGCGTACCGCTCCAGCGCCTGCCCAAACGTCTTGTCCGGCAACTTGTCGCCCGCCAGCTCCGCCTGCTGTTCCAGCGCCCAAGCCGCCGCCTGCGCCTTCGTGTCGTGGATCTTCGACGACCGCACACCCCGCACAAACACCTGCGCCCGCCACCGCTTGCCGCTCCTACTGATACTGGCCATCCAACTCCCCACGCTGCGTAATTCGTGGGGAAACAGACTAGGGCAATACGTTGCAATTTGTCGAATAGCAGGCAAAGAAATAGCCCCTGAAACCGCACAACCGTGCGCCTTCAGGGGCTATTCGTGTCGCAAGCGTATCCATCCGCTTTTATTGCATTGGTGCCCAAGAGGGGAACCCGAAAACGGCTCTGTGTCTTGCGTCGCTCGATTTCGTGGGGAGATTTTGGGGAGCCTTTCACGCGCGGCTGTTTGAGTCCCCACCGGGAACCAGAACCTGCACGGCCATGGTGCCACGTGCTTGCATGGCTTGTCGTCTCTTCGCAGTTTTCTTTCCAGCCCTTCGCAAAGCGCATCGAGTGTCGAAGGCCAGCATTGTTTGCGCGGTGCAGCGCCCCTCGCGCAGGCGGCGACGAATGGTGGTGGTGGAAAGCGCGGGCACGCGGGCGTGGATCTGCGCGATCGTCATCGGTTGGCCGTCGAACATGTAAAGCTCACTCATGGCGTTTTCGCCGCTGGTTTGGGCGCCGACCAGCACCCGATCTTCACGCCGGTTTCGTCGTGATCCTTGATGGCCTTCGCCGTGCCGTCCGTCAAAACATCCTGCCGGCTCACGTAGATCGCGCGCCAGGGTGCGCAGAAGTCGGTCTTGACGACAGGCTTAGTCGCGCACCCAGCCACCATCGCGGAGCTTGCCAGCAGCAGTAGCTGGGTCAGCAGTGGCCACAGCCTGCGCCGGGGCGCCTGGCAGTTTGGCGTTTTCGGCTTGGACTTCATTGCGCACCTCGTGAGCATGGATGGTTTCCTGCGCTGCCTGCGCATTCACCTCGGCCTCGCGTGCTGCATCGACAGCTTTCTGCGCCGCCTTGCCCTGGTTGCGCCAGTACAGCGCCGCGGTGGCGATGGTCGCCAGCAGGCCCAACAGGGCCAACGCGAACAGCTTCAGCTTGATCAACCACTTCATTCGTCGGCCGCCTTTTTCGTCACGACGCTGTCGCCGACGTTGGCGGCGAAGTACAAGCCGATCACCCAAGTGGTGAAGCTGACCCACTGGGCAGCATCGATCAGGCCGGCGAGCAGCAGACCAAGCGCGGTCAGAAATGCGCCGATCGTGATCTTGAATTTGCTGTGGAGAAACCAGCCATTCATTGGAAATATCCGATGCAGGCGTTTCGTTCGTCGGTGCGGCGGTTGCGCAGGCCTTGCACCGGCTCTCCACGCGCGTACGTCCAGCCAACGACGTTGCCGCGCTTGTCGAGCGCGTCCGTCAGCTGCAGGCAGGCGCCCAGGACGTCGCCAGCATTTGCCTTGGCCTGCAGCGTGGAACCGCACACGACCGACGCACCGAGATTGAACGCAGCCACCTGGAACGCGGCGCGCTGCGCTTCGGTGAGCGGCACGTGGATGCAGCGCTCAACATCGGCGCGCGCGCTGGCCATGTCTTCGGCCAGGTAGGCATCGCATTGCGCTTGCGTGGCGGTATCGCCAGGCTTGACTCCCTTGGTGTGGCCGTTGCAGATGTCCCACACCTTGGCGAACGGATCGAAATGGGCTCGATAGACCGTGCCCTCCCACTGCACGGTCATCGCTACCGCGATCGCCACGGCACCCGCGCCCGACGCCGCCAGCTTTTGCCAACGTTTCACGGCTTTCTCTGCTGAGTGATGCGCGCCCACACCGTGAACGCGCAAATCAATGCGCCACCAGCGAATACTGCCCATGTCGGGATCAGGCCAAGCCAGGGCACGATCGCGCCACTGGCCATCAGGCCGGCAGCCAGAGCGCCAGCGATGGCACCACCGCCCGCGATCTGCACCGACCGCAAGCGCCAAGCATCGCGCCATTCATCGATCAGCTTCATCGCGTCCACCCCTTCGCCTTCGTGCTGCCCCCGTCTTCAAGCCTGCCGACGCGGCGGATAAGTTCGGCCTGATTGGTCTCGAGCTTTGTCGTCCGGGTATTGAGCCCAGGCACATCCGCAAGCTGCGTATTTAGCGTGGTCATTTGCCCGCTCATAACCGCCAGTTGCGTTGCCATGCTCCGCTGCGCTTCGAGTTGCTTGTCCTGCGCATCGCCTTGACGATCGAGGCGCACGGAAAAGGAATTGAAGATAAAGACGAACATGCCTATCAACGCCAGCGATGCCAGCCCGACAATCCACCGCTCCATCGGGCCGAGCGAGAAGTGCCATTGGCCATCGCCTTTTTGCTCGATTTCCATCACCGGCTCCAACCCCCTGTGGTTTGAGCGTTCGTTCGTTGCGTCGCGGCCATGAGCGGGAGCATGCCGCGCGGTTTGTGCCACCTTTACCGGACGTATGGCACACCCGCTGGCGAACGTTATGCCCGCGCGTGGAGCGGCACGATGTCGAACTGCGCCCCGGTGGTGTAGTCGATCTCGCCACCCGGGCCGCGCCACTTCAGGAAGGTCGCCCATACTTCACCAGCGCCCTCGATGCCGGCGTCCACTGCCGCCGCGAGCGCGGGCTGAAGATTTGCCGCAAAGCTGGTGGCCGGGCCACGCCCATCCGACACGAATCCGATCGGCGCGCTGAGTGAAAGCTGCCCGCAAGGTTTGCCAACTTCGCCCGGTGCGCTATGCGCCAGGCTGTCGGAAAGAGCGGCGTCCCACGTCCTGTACCACTGCGACGTGCCGGCCTCCGCCGCACTGCGCGACGTGTATAGGTCTGGGTCGATGACAGACCAGTTGTAGAGGCTCATCGCTTGGTAGCACGCGCTCCTCGCGAGCTGGACGGGGAAAGCCGCGCTGTAATCACGCCACGCGGTGAACTCAGCGAAACCGAACTGCACCAGCAGATTCAGGGCTGAAGCGAGGAAGTGGTTTTGCCACGGGGCCACGCCGCGATAGCGCCCTTGCGTGTCCCGGTAAGCGACTTCGGGGAACACACCGAAAATATTGTTTTGCGGTTTGCCGGGCGCGAAACGCTGGATCCAGTACGCATCCGCGGTGTTGCGCAGCGCTTGTCGATACGACGCGGCCTGTGGGTGGCGGCCGTCGAGCAGCTTTGCCGCGTAGCCGTAAGACGCGATCCCCCATGCAATGCCGCGTGTTTGCGAGCCGGAGACGATCGCCTTTTCGTATTGGCGGTAGGCCGCGTTGTTCCACGTACCCTGGTAGCTCGCCCAAAACAGCAGTTCCTCCGCATCGAAATCGCTGCCGGTAGCGAGGAAAGGCACAATGCCGTAATGCGGCTGGTGCGCAGTGTCGGGCACGAGCGGCGAGGCGGAGTCCGCGACGACGGGGTTCGTTCCTTTCGGGCCGTACTTGTAGCCAAGATGGGCATGCAGCGTCGATGCCGTGGGCCACTGTGTCGGGTCCAACGGCAGCCCCGTGGCTGGGTCGCGCATGTGGATCGGGTAGCAGCGCGCGTGATCGGCGCCGAGGCGAGCGAGCGGCCATTGCTCGCCGCGAATTGCGTAGGCGAGATCGCCGCCGGGGATCAGGCCGATTTCGTTGCGCCCGCCCGTCGTGCCCATGGCGTCATACGTCATCGGCCCGCGGCCATTGATGCCGTAGCGCTTGCCGTCGTCCTTCGGCATCATATCCTTGAAGCTGCCTGGGTCCGCATAGTTGGCCAGCAATTTGCCGATCTGGTCACGGATATCGCCCGGCGTGAATTGCGCGAGCCCCGTACGGATCGGGCGCGTGCCGGTGCGCAAGTCGAAGCGCGCGCGGTCATCGAACACGACGGCGCCATCCACAGTGACCTTCATATTGCCAGCAAGGTTTTGCGTACTCGCCGGCCACGGGTTTTCGATCACCACGCAGTCTGCATAGCGCGTCAGAACCAGCACGTCGCCCATGCGGGTCACGCCCACGTCTGCATCGCTCACGGCGAGCGCAGTGCCGTCGTCCAGCGTGATTTCCACATCCACGCGTTCGGCGGCGGTTTTGTCGCGCCAGTGCAGGTCGATGGCGGTGAAGGTCGGTGGCGTCCGATCTTGCGGCGACGTGGGTGGTACATCGATGACCGGCGCAGGGTCAGCGGGCGGGACGTCGACAGGTGGTGGCGTAATCGGGTCCAGGCTTGCGTCGATGAGCGCCTTGACCTCTTTCGACGGCAGGCAGGTCACCGTGTAGCCCGGGCCGATCACGGTGGCATCGCCGCGCGTCACCCAGCTGCCCGTGCGCGTTATCTGCGGCAGGCACAAAGTCACGCCGCGATACACCGCGGCGGTCGCTATCGCTTGCTGCAGCGCTTCTTTTTCTTCGTTGTGCGGAGTGTCGACCATGGCCCAGCATCCGCCGCGGCCAGTGCCATCTTTACCGGACGCGTGGCACACCCATGCACGCGCGAGGCGCGCGCCTACACCGTGCTGGTCGAGCCGCTGATAGACCAGTCGAGGGTGGCCACTCAGGATGGCCCCATGGATCAGCTCATCGACATGGCCAACCCGGTATGCCGCGCGCACTGGTGTGGCAACTTTCGCTGTACCGAGGCCGAACTGGCGAACGCCGTGCGCGTGATGGCGAGTGAAGAAGTTGGGCTTGTTGGCTTGTACCTGGCGGCGTTGCCGCCGCCCAGGCCAGCACCGGCGCCGATCAATACATCTCGTTGATCGCGACCACTCGGCCGCCGGCGATGATGATCTGCACCGTCTTGCGCCCTTGGTCGTAGTCGAGGCGGTAGCCTTCGGCGCCGCCGTATTCGCTTTCGAGCTTCACGCGGCGCGTGGGCTCGCCGGCCACCTGCAGCACCTTGCTTTCGGAGTCGCCCACGGTCACCACGCGAGAGCCGAAGCGGACGCTGTCGGATGCCGCCACGCTGGTGGCCAGCAGCAAACCCGCCATCAACACGATCCATCGTTTCATCGCACTGCCCTCGCTTGGTTTGCTGCCAGCTTACACCGTGAGGTTGTAGGCCGGCAGGGTGGGCGCCGGGCCGGTGATGCGGCCGAACTGCACGTACACATTCGCGCCCACGCCCACGTCGGTGCCGATGGCGCGCAGCGTGCCACCCTCGGGCGTGGTGAGGCTGCTGGTGCCGTCGCTGTTGATCGCCGACACGGTGGCGATGATGACGGTTTGCGAGGGCAGCAGGCCCTCGAATCGCTTCCAGACGTCAACTAGCATCGCTGATGTGCCTCTCAAGGGATACGCGCTGCCAGATTTCCAGCGCCTTGTTGTCCGGCCCGCCACGGCGAGCGCTGATGGATACGCCCACGGTCTGGCCTTGCCACGGATCCGTAGCATCCTGCACATCCACCAGCAGCAGCGGCTGATACAAGCCGGACATGCCGGCGGTAATAGTGCCGGGCGCGAACAGTGGGATATCCATGTCCACCAGCTCTTGCACGCCGCGATCGCCGAGCACGTTGCGGCCGCGCTCTTGCGCTACCGCCGCCGTCACGTTGAGCTGGTCGACCACCTGCGCCGCGAAGGTATCCCCAGCGCTGGCCAGGCGGGTTACCTTGGCCAGCACACCCTGCTGCTGGCCGGCGATGATCACCGCGTCATACATGGGTTTGCTTTGCTGCTGGGCCGTCATGCCGGTGATCCAGTCGGCCGGCAGCGCCACATCGGCCAAGCCGGCCGTCCACGCCCACGGGCTCAGTGGGTAGCGGCTCTGCACAATCAGCGTGGGGTCGCTGGGATGGCTCTGCAGCACGGCGCCGCGAGCGGCGGCGATCTGCGAAATCACCTCGATGGGCGACAACTCCTGGTAATACCAGACGCCACCGGGCACCACCCAATCCAGCCCCTGCCAGTCGATCGAGAACGGCAGCGCGCGGTCGGTAATCTCCAGGTTGGCCAGTTGCTGGGCGCTGTACGCGTCGGTGACCGCCAGCGAGCGGCGGGCGGTGTAAGTGTCGGAAAGCAGCGCCGTCTGGCTGCGCCCCGTCACCGTGGCGCCGTTGCTGGCATGGACACGGCTGGTGTCACGGCCCTCGATGATGGCCGTCCACACGTAGCTGTTCATGGTGATCTCCACCACCTTTGGGCCATTGCCGTCCGGCTTCAACAGCGCCACCTGCGACGGGTCGGCCAGCTCCATGCGCAGCGACCACGCCCAGGCGTCCACCGACGCATTGAGGTCGACGGAAAGCACATCGATCGGCGTGCGCTCGGGCAGCCGTACAACACTCACATCATTCATGACGATGTAGACCCTGCGGGCAATGGGGATGGGTGGCGGTTCGTCCGGGCTGCCCGTCCACGGGCCGTCGATGGGCGGCGGATCGGGCCGGTGATACTGCTGGCCACGGCCCCAGCGGATGGATTCCAGCGCATCGGCGACGGTGGATTGGCCCCAGCAGATGTAGCCCGATGAGGGATCCCGCCGCAGCACGATGTAGGGCGGCAAATCGCCCAGGTCCGAATCCAGCAACAGCGACACCATGCCGCCTGGCGGCGGCATGTAACCACCGTGCGCCGTGAGATGCACGGCATCGCCCGCTGGCGGCACATAGCCGGACGTGACCGGCGGCGGATCGTAGTAGATCGCCGGCGGCTTGGCGGGCAGCCACCCCGACACGTGGGCCGCGTCGTGTGGATAGACAGGCAGCCACACTGCCGACGTCACCGCCTGGCTCATGTGCGCCGTACCCCACTCCGCCTGCGTGTGCCGATCGGCCGCGCCAACGAATGACCATGGCGCACTGGCAGCCGCCCCACTGGGCACCGCCGACGTGTACCCGACGGCGCTTGCTGCATCCACCACCGCCACGCCGGCAACATCCGATATCAGCGCCACCTGCAACGCCGCCGCGGCGCCCCAGGGCACGCGTGCGCTTCGCTGGCGAGCCGCCGTCGGCTGCCATAGCGCATCCATCGGCCGGGCTCTGATCGGCATCCCCAAGCCGTATGGCACCGCAAATGTCCGGTTTCGCGGGCCAGCACCGGCTGGCGTCGAGCCCTCGCAAGGGTCGAGCAGGAACACCACCTCGCTGCCACCAGGCGGCACGTAACCGTGCGCCAGGGTAAGCGCCACGCTTGGTCCAGCAGGCGGAGCGTAGGGCGGACATGCCGGCATTACGGGTCAACCGCGGTGACCGGGCCGTGGGAAATGGGGCGGTAGCCAGATGGACCTCGCGCCGTGATCAGATAATCGCCTGGCGGCACTTCCGCCTGCCACGCACCGTCGTTTTGTGGAACCACGACACCTTTTCGAGTGCCAATCCATTCCGCAATAACAACACTAGAGGCCGGCTGCCCGTCATCGAGGAAAGCAGTTCCAGCAAGGTTCGATGGTGGAGTTGACCATGATTCAACCTCACCTTGAATCTGGGCAGCAGTAAGCGCCACCGCGAAGACACCAAACAACGACAGGTCGAAACTCGAGCATTGCGTTCCATTCACTGGGACAGATATTGAGTCCGCACGAGTCCCGATAATCAAACTTGTGTTAGGAAGATACGTAATAGACTTCTTTTGGCCAAGGTCAAATGAATCCACCTTCACACCGTTCACATATGCCCCGACGAATCTTCCATCAAAAGTGAAATGCACCAACGTCCCCGAGGCATTCAATAAAGTCCGCGAAAATTTGACCTCTACATACGCCGAAGGGCTTGTCCCGTAATAACAGTGGAAGACCACATTCCCAGTGCTATCAAGATTAATTGAATAGCCGCCTCCGGAACCGATGTAATTCACCACACCGATCACACCGCTCGACGGCGTTTGATTTCTTATATCGCTCATCAGCAGCATTAACGTTATGCCAGCCACCGGACTCACCGCCTGCCAAGGCGCTATCCACGCATACGTTCCGGTCGCTGATCCAACGAGACCACCAAGAAATCTACAAGATTTCGGCGTAAATAATCCATCATTATCCGACAAAGGTGAGCCGGAGTTTGGACCAACACGCACCGCAACCGGAGTAGCGTCCGTGAGCTGGATAATCGCATCTTCTGACAGCCTAAGAAGAAATGTCGGGCTATCGGCGATCGCAGTCTCCTCCAGTGCAGATAATACGACGGTCATTCCGCATCCCCCCGCAACTGCACCCGAAACCCATCCTCAATCACCGCCTGCGCGCCAGGAAGAATGGTGCGGGCGATCCACATCGGGGCGCTCGCGCCGATGGTGTTGAAGCGCAGCACGTTGTTGACGCCCCAGCCTGCGCCCCAGCCCTCTTTGCGCAGCGTGAAGTACGGCCGCCCCGAAATCGGGTTGATCGGTGCCGTGTCGGTGTCGGTGGTGAAGGTGCCGATCTGGCCGGAGATTTCGCCGACGATGCGGCCGCCGGTGGTGCTGGTGAAGATCAGTGCCCAGCGGTCGGAGTAGGTGCCGGCGTTGTCGAATTGCAAGGGGTACAGCGCGCGGTTGTATTGCGCGGTGGTGCCGCTGCCGCTTTGGGTGTCGCTCCATGCGCCGGTCCATGTGGCCTGCGAGAAGAAGATGGGGTTGGCGCCCTGCAGGTCGCCGAACAGCAGCGCGCTGCTGACCTTGGCGCCGCTGGGGTAATCGCGGCTCAGGGGCGACACCAACGACAGCTGGCCAGTCAGCTCCACCGACGACACCAGCAGCATATCCTCCACGGTGTAGGCCACGCTGATGGGCGCGGTGAGGCCGCTGACGTCGTACGCCTCAGTGGCGGTGACCACGCCGGTATCCATGTCGATGGTGTAGCCGCTGATGGCTACCGCTTCGCCGGTGGCGTCGACCAGGGTGGCCTGGGCCAGGGGCGCATCGGCCACGGTGTAGTTGCTGCCCGAGGTGAAGCCGCCCGGCAGGTTGACGGTGCGATCGTCGTGGATCACCACCACGTTGCCGTCGCGGAAGATGGGCACGCGGCCGGTCAGCGGCAGGCGCACCGGGTCGATACCCAGCAGGTCGGCATCCAGCGGCAGGGTGGACTGCACCACGCAGTTGAATTTGATGGTGCTGGGGTCGACGAAGATGGGCTTCCACACCGTGCTGCCCACGACGTTGTCGGCGCTGTACCACGGCTCGTTTTCGTTGCCGGCGGCGGCCACGAAACTGCCGAAGCGCACCTCGGCCCAGCCCATGTCGTTGTTGACCGTGCCGCCGATGTACGTGCCGGTGATAGTGCCGCTGCTGTTGCTGGTGGCGGTGATGGTTTCGCCGCTGTCGGTGCGCACGGCCTGCAAATAGAATGACGACGGGCGCAGCGGTGCGCCAGGCGTGCGGAACACGGCGTAGCTGGTGGGCATGATGCCGTAGCTGGTAACCAGCGACACCAGCGACACGGCGCCGCCGGTGCTGGTGCCGTAGTTGCTCAGCACCACCTCGCCCGTCTGGTAGTTGATGGTGCCGGCCTGGGTGGCGCTGCCGGTGGCCGGGTCCATGTCACGAAACACCTTGCCTTGCCGATCAATGTAGGTTTTGCCGCCCCACGTAAACCACACGCTGCCGGGCAGAATCGGGTCGATCAGCGTGCGGTTGAGCACGAAGCCGATGCCGGGGTAATCGATGGACTCTTCCTGCGCGGTTTCCGTGCCAGAGGCGCGCGCGGCGTTGTACTGCACCAGCGGCGACGGCACGAAGTTGGGCACCCCGCCACCGAGTTGCCAGGCGCCGGTGAAGTACGGGTCAGCCACCGGGTCGGTGCTGGGCACCTTGAACATGCTGGTACCGGCGTACACGCGCTGCGCCAGACTACCGGGCTGGATGATGACGTGGCCGGTGGTGTAGTCGATGCTGCCGGTGGCCACCGCCACGATCGGCAGGTTGCCAGTGGCACCGCCCACGCGCTTGTATTTCGGCGCCAGCTCGGTGGCGGAAACAATCCCGCCCTCGCCATCGTCTTTCCAGTACATCACCGGGGAGGCGGCACCGTAGATGCCGGCCACCGAGCCGGATACGGCGCCGGGCTTCAGCGGCAGCACCGAGCTGGCCAGGTCGAAGGTCAGCACGCCAGCCGCATAGGCGCCCACCACCGACGACTTCAGGCCTTCGGCCTGCGTGTAGGCCACGTCGATCTTCGCGCTGCTGTCGGGGAAGGCGCTGCTGGCCGGTTTGATGATGATGGTGCCGTCCAGGTACACCACGCTGCCGGTGGCGTCTCCGGTGACCACGCCAGACGCGTCCGCCGCGGCCGTTTTCGTGACGCCGTTGCTGAGCCACGACAGCGTCAGCGTGCCGGGCTTGATCGGCCAGGCCGACACCTGAAACATCAGCGTGGGGTCGGTGACGGTGAGGTCACCGGCGTGCTGCTCGAAGCTGGTGGGGTCGCCCCACGAATACACGATCTTGCTGCCCACGTCGGGCACCGCGCCGAACGTCATGGTGACGTCGCCGGTGGTGTAATCCACCGTGCCGCTGCCCGCCGCCAGCGATTCGCCAGCCACGGTGCCATCCCGCGCCGAATCTGTGAGGCTGTACCACTTGCCCAGGTAGCGGAACGCGACATTCAGCGTGCCGGGCGCCGGGATGCTGGGCAGCGTGACGACGTACACCGTGCCTTGCGTGCCCAGCGTGACGCCCACGGAGTAGGTCTTGGACGCCGCGCTGATGGTGGCGGCCGGGATGTAGGTGCCGCCGTTGATGGTGACGCCAGACAACCGGCCCGACTCATAATCGACGGCGCCCACGGTGGTGGTGTTGACCAGCATGTTGCCGGCACCGTCATCCTTCGCGGTGCCGCTGCTGACGCTGGCCTGCAGGCTTTTCGGCAGCACGCCACGCATCTGGTAGCGCGGCGAGGAGCCGGTGGTGAGGCTCTGCGCCACCGCCGCGGCGATGTAGCTGAGCGACAGGCCCGGCGTGGCGCCGGCCACGGCCACCTCGCGCGTGGTGCTGGGCACCAGTTGCGAGGTGATGCTCTCCACCGTCACCTGCAGGTCATTTTGCGTGGCTGCCGCGCTCAGGTGGCTCACGCCGAAATAGCTGCTGGCATCGGCGACGGTGACGCTGCGGATGCGGGTGGGCGGCGTGACGTTGCTGAGCCGGCTGGCTTCAGCGCCGATGTAGGTTTGCCGCAATGCGCTGGTGAGGGTCAGCGTTACCATTTTGCGCGTGAAATCGCCCTGGGCGTCGGTGAACGTGCGGGTTTCCACCTTCACGTCGGCCACGCGCACGTACTGCTGCGCGGTGACGTTGCTGCCGCTCTCCACGCTGATCACCAGCACGTCGCCGACTTCCGGCACCGCATCTTCCACGCGGCCAAGCAGGCTGATGGCCTTTGCCCCCTGCGGCTGATTGCCGAACACGTAGTAGCCGCTGAGCGGGCCGGCCGTGAGGTAGCTCTCGATGCGATCTTGCGCATTGCTGCGCACGTCGGTGGTGCTGCCGGTGCTGAACAGGGTCACGGCCACTTTGTCATCGCTTGGCGGGTCGGTGACGATCACGTGGGCGCCCAGGTACGTGTCGGTGTTCTGGCTGCGCACGCTCATGTAGGCCTTGCGCAGAGATAGACGGCCATACGTGCGATCGAGGCGGCTGATGTCGGGGAACAGGTTGTTGATGGCGCCGCTCACGATGACGTTGCCGGTCATCTTGCCGCCGCCGTCGTCGGTGTCGGTGAGGCGTTCGCTGGCCAGCAGTTGGATATCGGTGACTTCGATGGGCATGGGTTACACCGTCTTGAGGCGGATGATGGGGACGTACTGCAGGGCGTCGCGCTTGCCGGCATCGGGTGACACCCGGTGCACCACCGGCGCGCCCTCCACGGGCGTTTCCTCGCAGCGGAATCGCACCTGGTAGGTGCGCGCGTCGGCGAGGGTGAGCGTGTAGGTGGCGCCGGCGGCGCTGGCCAGCGTGCGCAGCGCCTCCACGGTCGCGTAGTCCAGCCACGCGAAATCGGTGCCACCCTGCAGGGTGATCGGGCGGCCAGCCTGCAGCGAGCCGCTCTGCACGATTTCCGCGCCGGTGAGGGTGGTTTTGGCGGTGACACCCAGCGCCACCCAGCTGAACTCATCCGACCATTGCAGGTCGGGCGGCAGGGTGACGGAGCCGAGGGTGATCTGTGGCATCAGCGGTTGCTCACGGTGCGGGACATGCCGATGGCGCGCACCACTTCATTCGCAATGCGCTGCACGTCGACGGGGCTGATCTGCGCCGGCACCGCGCCGGCGACCTGTTTCGCGCTCACGTTCAGATCCAGCGCGATGCGCTGGGTGGCGGGCACGGGCGTTGGCGCCGTGCCATCGCGCCCCAGTTCCTTATTCCAGCGTTCGGTATCGGCGGCGTTCTGGGCGGCGTTTTTTTCCTGCGCGTCTTTCGCTTTTTGCCGGGCTTCGTCTTCGGCGCGCTTCTGGTTGTCGGCCAGCCGCTTCTCAGCAGTGGCGAGTGCGCGCAGCTGATCGTCGTTGAGGTACTTGTAGGTTTGGCGCAGCGTTTCGACGCGGGCGGTCAGCTCATCGAATTTCGCGTTTTGCTTGTCGAGCAAGGCCAACTGCTCGTTGAGCGCATCGGTTTCGCGCTGCCATTCGTTGACCGTTTCCGTCCACTTTCTGCGCCAGATGGTTGGCATGGACGCGTATTGATTCATCGACGCCAGCGCCTTCAGGAACGTGTCCGAAAGCCCGCTCAACGCCGCGCTGCTGCGCTGGCCGGTTGCTATCCAGTCTTTTTCGGTTTTCTTCGCCGCGCTGCCCGACTTTTCTGCGTAGCTGGCAGCGTCATCGCCTGCCCTGCTGGTGGCGTCGGACGCCTCACGCGCGGCGGATGCCGTGCCTCGCAGCCCGTCCGAGGCGACGTGCGCGCCGTGGGCCACTTTGTCGCCTGCATCCATGCCCGCCAGCCCCATGGCAGCGAGTTCGTCGGACACACCGAGGATGCTAGCTTGCACCTCCAATTGATTTTTGACCTGCTCGCGCTTCCAGACCTCGGCATGTGCAACGGAATCGAGCTGCGCCCGCGCATAGCCTTCGAAGGCCGCACGCACATCGTTCATGCTGGCTTCGCCGTCCCTAGAGCCCTGCACAATGTTGTCGAACGCAGTGCGCGCGGCTGCCGCTGCATCGTCCAGGGCGCGCTGCGATTTGATCCCAAGCAACGCGAACGAATCGGCCAGCGGATCAAGGGCAGTCTTCAATGCGCGAACGCGGTTTTCGACCGCAGCTACAGCACGCTGGGTCGAATCAAAGCCGACCCTTCCCTGTTCACCAGCCGCCGCCATAGCGGCGCCGATCGCTTCGGCGTCAGACGCCGTCGTCGCGTTGGCCAGCGCCTTGTTGAAAGCTGCCTCAATGGTATCGGCAGTCGCCGCCGCATTCGTGGCCACCGTTTGGAACATTGCAATGTTCTGCTGCCCAGCATCGGTGGTCCTCAAACCCCATTGCTCAGCAGAGACACCGAGACGCTCGAGCGCCACCTGCAGAGTGGCCTCGGTCAGGGCTGCCGCATCTCGCACATTGGTGTTGTACGCAGTGAAGGCGAGACTGCTTTGTGTCTGAAAATTCAGTAAGTCTTCGCCACTGAGCCCGGCTAGCGCCTTATGCAGATTATCGCGCACGACCTCGCCCGCTCGCCCAGCTTGGCCCGCAAGCCCCGCCAGCGCAAGACCGATATTCCCGATTTCTTCCGGGGATTTTTTCCCGAAGTCATCAAACGCGGCCGCCAATTTGCTTGCCGCCTGTTCCGCGCTATCGGAAACATTGCCTAGGCTCTCTTTTATCGCCGCGGCGCCAACACTCAGATGTGCGGACGCTGCATCTGCCGCTTGCTTTGCCCCTGCGGAGAACGCGCTTATGCCCGCCGTCGTTTTGGCAAGCTCATCCTGCATTTCCTTTTGGTAGCCTACCCACGCTTCACTGGCGGTGCCACTAGCAATCAGCAGTTGTGCTTCGTGTTCACGGGCCTTGACGTAAGCTTCGTGCCCCTCAAGCGCCTTTTTATATGCCTCGCGCTCCGCTTCTGAGAGTTTCGCAACCTGATCAGCGGCGAGGATGTGAACGTTTGCGTATTGCTCCAGCGCTTTGGCGCGCTTTCCATAAAGCTCCGCAAATGCGGCCATGGATTTTTTATATTTCTCGTCTGCCTCCGCCAATTTCGCGGCGGCTTCGTTGTGCCGTGAGGCATAGTCGACGATGGCGTCAGCCGCGAGCTTCGCAGTCGTTGCAAACAGCGTTAAACCACCAATAACTAAACCAATTGGCCCAGACAATAGAATGACCGCGCCTCTCAGCACGGCCATGCTTATGCTCAAACCCTCGGCCGCTGGAGCTGCCAACTTCGCGACGGTTGTCAGTTTTACCAATCGCCCTGTAAATTGAATAACCTCGAGTGCAACACGGGCCAACTTTAGGCCAATGTAAGCCTGCGCAAGCTTCTTGATTTGCGATGCGTGATCAACAATGAACGAAGTACCTGATTTTACCGCTTGAGCAATGCCAATAATGGAATCTGAAATCCTCTTCGCATACCGATCGAGGCGGCCATCCTTTGCCATTTCACCGATCGTTTTATTTAGATCCGCCAGTTGATTCTTGAAATAATCAAGTACGCCTTTCTTGGCCACGCGATCTTGGAACTGCTCGACATTGTCCTGCAGGTTGCTGAACTGGCCGCTCAGCGTCTCCATTTGTTCGGAGGCCGCCCCCAGAGAACTCTCGCCCATCTGCCGAAAGAACGCCTCCATGACGTCTTTGCCCAGCGCGCCCGCCTCGGACATCTTTTGCAGTTGCTGGACGTTCTTACCGGTGACGTCGCTCAACAACTCCCACACGGGAACGCCGGCTTCGATCATCTGCTTGATGTCGTCGCCCTGCAGCTTGCCCTTGGCAAAGGCTTGCCCCATCGCCAGGGTAATGCGGGTCAACCGCTCCGATTCGCCACCCAGCTTGGCGTTCTGATCCACCGCCGCCTGCAACGTGCCGGCCATGGGGTCGATGCCGAAATTCTTCAGCTGGATGAACGACTGCATCACCTGGCCAAGGGTCAGCGGGGTGTCTTTCGCAAACTGCTTGACCCAGGCGAACGACTCCGCGCCTTTTGCAGCGCTGCCGTACATGTTGCTCAGCTGCTTTTCAAATTTCTCGAACTGATCACCCGTGCCCAACAAGGATTTGACGCCATCAACGGCGCCACGCAACGAGAAATAGGCCGTGAGGCCCAGCAGTGCGGACTTGAGCCGCCCGACCGCCGAGGTGGTCGTCTCCATGCTCGCGACGGTTTCGGCCCCGCCCTGCTTGGCGGCGGCTCTGTTGTCATCCAACTGGGCGCGCACCTTTTTCAGGGCGGCGTCGTACTGCTCCGTCTTTTCCCGCGATTTGCCGGCCGCCGCTGCCAACTCGGCCTGCATGGCGGCATCCGCCGTGCGCTGCGCCTTGAGCGCGCCCACCATGTCGCGTAGGCTGGCGCTGGCCGCCGCCGTGCGCCCGGCCAGGTCTTTCTGCGCCGCCGCCGCGTTGCGCGTGCTGACGCCCTGCTCATTGAGCCCGGCCTTCAGCTCACGCAGCGTGCCCAGCTCGCGCTGCTGCTCACCCACCAGGTCACTGAGCGTTGCGCGGGCCTTGGCCAGCTCGCGCTGCTGGGCTTTTGTTGGGGCGTCGGACTCTTTGACCGCGGCGGCCAACTCCAGCACCTTGGCCCGCGCGGCGCTGATCTGGCGCTGGTACTCCAGCAGCTGCTTGCCAATTTGCTCGTATTGCCGCGCGGCGGCGCCAGCTTTCTCCACGTTGCCGATCTCGTCCAACAGACCAGCGGCTTGCTGTTTCACTTCCTCCGACACATCGCCCATGCCGGCGATGGCGGCGGCGGCTTGCTTGATGCCCTCCGTGCCGGCGGTTTCGAACGCGAGGCGAATGACCTCTTCAAATTTCATATCAGCCACGGCGAAGCTCCAGAGCAAGCTGGCGGGTGAGTTCGGAGACGTAGAAATTTTCCAGCTGCGGCACAAGCGCCGCGCGCACGGTGTCGCGCGAGTGGGCCTTCGGGCTTGTGCCGATCATCTCGTACACGCTGGGGCCGTAGAGCCGCTTCAGCGGGCCGCGGCCGTAACGCTTGCCATCCGGACCACGCTGGCGCACGTAGATGGCGCGACTGGCCGTGCCCGACTTTACGGCGCCGCCGCTGGCCCCTCGCCAGCCCACGTTGGCGATGAACGCGCTGCCGTACGTCTTGCGGGTGCCGAGCAGGATGGAAGCCGTGGCGCCGGGCGACTTGACGCCGCGCCAGCGCCCACCAAAATCCAGCAACGACACCCGCCGCGTACTGGCCCACAGGCTCAGGAAATCGCCCTTGCCGCGCGCGCCCGATTCCAGCCGCATGCGTCCGTTGAGGATGCTGGCCTTAACGCCGTAAACGTTGCGAATCTCGCGCTTCGCCAGCGGCTGCACACGTCGCGCCAGCGACGCCTGGGCACGTTGCGCCGCCACCGACATGCGCGACACCTGCTGGCCGACGCGCTTCGCCAGCCCATACAGGTCATTGGCTGCGCGGCCGTTGGTGTAGATCTTGAGAGCGACATTGCGGCGACTGGGCATGCCTGCCAGCATCGCCCGCGCGCTGTGCCACGTTTACCGGACGGATGGCACTGAATTACTGAACCACGTCGTTTCGATTATTTTGCGAAAATGCTTGACGTGTGACTAGTCACGCATTAACCTAGCTCCACGGTCACCGCAATGGTCACCCCGCCCCGGCGGCACCGGGAATCCTGACAAGGAGCACCATCATGAGCATCGCCGTTATCCGCCCCTATGAAGCCGAAGACAAAGCCCGCGTGAAAGCGGCCGCTGAACGCTTTGCTGCACGCCACGGCATAGGCTTTTCCCCTGCCACGCGCTACGACCTCGCCCAGGGCGGCGACACCGCGGCGGAAACAGCCATCGACTACGCGATCTACTCGGCGCACCCGGAAGACAAGGCCCGCCTGCGTAAATTGTGGGCCGCCTGCTATTGCCGCGCCCTGCGCGTGCCGGTCGACGTCCGCACCACCGTGGGCTATGGCCATATCGGCGTAAGCATCGACTGATGCAAAACGACTCGCTGATACACCTGCGGGTACCGGCGGCCACAAAAGGCCGCTGGGTTCGCGCAAGCCGCGCCGCCGGAATGCGGCTCACCGACTGGATCGTCAACGCCGTGGAGCAACACATGCCGCAAGCAGTCAAGGTCACCATTCCCGAGGGCGTCAATTTTGCCGACCTGCACTTGGCCCGCGACCCTGCAACCGGCGCCGTGAGCTTCGACTGGACACCGATCGAGCGGATCTGCGAGGCCAGCGGCATCGACGTGGCCACCCTGCGCCATGCCCCCGAGGATCGCGTAGCCGGGATGATCGTCACCTGGTACGAGCACCACCGGGCAGCCGGCGGCGCCCGAGACGCCGTGCAGGAGGACCTGATTGCCGAAACCGTCGCCGAGAATAGGCGCGGAGGTGGGGTGTCCCATCACCCTGGTCGCGCATGACCAGGACAACGGAAGCGGTACCTCTTGCCACTCGCACCGCCGCCGACCGCCAGCGCGATCTACGCCAGCGCCGCGCCGGTACGCTCTTTGTCACGCTCGACGATGCGCACACGAAGATGCTCGCCGGCATCCTCGCGGAAACTGGCGAGAAGGCGGCCGTGTGGGCGCGCAGGATGATCCGCGAGCAATCACGTCGCGGCAAGTAGACGTCCAAACAAAAAGGCCGGCGCATTGCGCGCCGGCCCTTTCCTTTCTACTCCACTGCCCGCTCAGTCGAGGAAATCGACGGTGAACGGCGCCGCGCCCGATGCGGTGCGGATGGGGCCGGTCATTTCATTCACGGCGAAGTCGCCGGAGAGGAAATCGACATCGGCGCTGGGCGACACACTGGCGTCGGGCACATTCACCAGCATGTATTTGCCGGTGGCCAGGTTCTTCATGCGGCCGCTGATGGCGATGCGCAGCGCGGCCTTGGTGGCCGGGTTGACGCGCTTGCCGGTGACTGCCGGCGCGGTGACGGTGAGGCCGATGGTGCCGGTCACGATGTCGCCGGTGGGCTCGATGTAGATCATGGCGCCGTCGGCATCGAGCTTGTAGTCCGTGCCGGCGTCGAAGGTGTCGACGCCATCGGCAGACTTCACCACCAGCGTGCCGATCTTGTAGCCGTTGGGGGCGACGGCGTACCACTGGCCGGGCACAACGCTGATGGTGGATTCGGCCGCAGTGAGGGCCGGCAGGCTCAGATCCACCACGTCGCCGCGGAAGGCCATGCCCACGGTGTCGGCGTCGATGTCGTCCACGCTGATGCTGAGCGTGGGGCCGCCGGGGATGTTCACCGTATCCAGGTTCTGGCCGAAGCTTTCGATCTGTTTGGATACGCGCACCACCGAGTTGACGGCGCCGGGGTTGAGGGCGAGTTTGACGGTGTTTTTCAGGCCCAGATAGCCTTTGTTGGTGCCGTCGTCGTTGAGCAGTGCGATGCGCACATTGCCCGAGCACAAGAGACCAGACATGGGTGAATCCTCCGAATTACGCGGGCTGAGAAATGAACTCGTTGCACGTGGCCCGCAGGGTCACACTTACAACGATGTACGGGACGCCATCGGGCTGGCGATCGATGGCGGTGCCGACGATTTCCAAGGTGGCCAGGTTGTCGTCGGCGGTGGTTTTGACGGTGGGGATGCAGTGCACCAGGTCTTCAAGCACTGCGATGGCTTGCGCCTCGGCGGTTTTGAACTGCACCGGGATGCGCGCCTCGATGACGATGTCGGGCTGCCAATCGCGCCGCCGCGGGGTGGTCTTGAGCGGCGTGAGGTCGGCGAGGAACACGCCCACCAGCAGCTTGTTGTCGTCGCCGTTGCCGGCCACGCGCTCGGTGCTGACGTTGGCGCCGACGTCGGTGGCGTAGCCGCTGGACTGGCGCACCTGCTGCACCCAGCCCTTGACCATGTCGATGTGCTGTTGCAGGCCGATCATGCGGGCGACACCCACAAGACGCTGACGATGTCGTCGGCGTTGGCTACGCGCACCACCTCCCACGCGCTGGCGGCGAAGGTGATGCGGTCGCCCTGCTCCGGCCGCTCGACGTCAGCATTGAGCACGGTGATGGCGGGGCGCGTGGCCACCGTCTGGCCGTACTCGCCGATTTCGGCGGCATTGCGATCCAGCATGGCCTGCAGCTCGATGATGTCGCCGCCGGCGGAGATGTATGTGGCCGGCTCGCCGAGGGCGGCGAGCAGGTCACGGTGCGCGGCGGTGAATGCGTCGAGCGACATGGATCAGGCCACCGTGCTGCCGGTGCCGGGCAGCAACAGCACGCGCACCACGGTGTCGGCGCTGGCAGCCGCGGCGATGGCGACGGCGCCGCCCAGCGTGTCACCGGTCGATCCGGCGCCGGTGGTGAACGCGCTGTCGCCGACGCTCCAGGTGAGTTTGGCGCCGGCCGTGATCGCGCTGCCGGCCTTTTTGGGCAGATCGAACACGCCTTCGATCGCCAGTGCGCCGGTGGCGTTGGCGGCGATGTCGGCGCAGACGACGCCGATCAGGATGCCGAGCACGGCAACGTCGTTGCTGGCCTTGGAGGTGGAAGGCGTGTAGTCGATGATCTCGCCCTTTTGCACATACTTGGTGGTCATGCGATGTCTCCGGTAGCGATGGGGTATGTGGTGACACGCGCCGGCGGGCCGGCGGTGTCAGGTGGCGGGAGTTACAGGCCCGGGTTCTTCGCGAGGCCGCGGTAGTCGAGCGGCGCCACGCCGGCGTCGATGCGCACTTTGTATTCGGTGCCGTCCACGGTCCAGCCGTCTTTTTGGTCGAGGAAGGGCTGCTGCACGCCGTCGAGGTACGCCACCTCGATGGTGTCGAACAGGTTCGGGTCGGCGCTGCCGAACCACGCGCCGGACGGCAGGCGTCCATCGCTGACGATTTCGAAGCGGTTGCGCTGGGTGTTGGCGTTGCTGCTGACCGAGCCGTCGGCTTTGACCTCGAATTGGTTGTCGCGCACCAGGATCGCGTTGTCCTCTTCATCCGGCGGCACGATCAGGTAGCGCAGCGGGATGTTGACCGGCTGGCCGTCGACCTTCTGCGCCATCATCAGTTTGCGCAGCGCGCCCACGCTGGCGCTGGTGATGCCGGCGCCGGTGGCGAGGTTGCCGTGGGTGGCGTGGAACAGCGCCACGTTGTCGGCCATTTTCGGGTTGTTGACGAGAATGGCGTACACCAGGTTGCCGATGGTGCGCTTGGCGGCGCGGCCCATCTTTTGCGGCACCGCGGTGAACGCACCCAAGTCGTCGTTGATGATGGCCTGGCGGTTAATGGCGAAAAGCTTGCCGTAGGTGGCCAGCGCGATCGCCTGCCCGGTGCGGCCGAAGGTGCCGTACTTGTATTCGCCATCCTCCGGGATCTTGTCCAGATCCGAGAAGAAGCCCAGGCCGGCTTTGCTGGCCTCGCGGAAGTCGGTGAGCGTGCCGGGGCGCGTCCACTTGTCGAAGGTTTCGGGTGCTTCGTCGTAACCGCGCAGCAGCGAGGCGCGCGCGGTGCTGGTGAGCAACGCGGGGAAATCGCTGGTGGTCGTGAACGCGGTGGCCACCACATCCATGGAGCTCATGCTGCGACCATTGCTGGCGGTGCTGCGCTCGAGCGATGCGCGGGCGATCTCGATGAGGCGGTAACCACGCATCGGATTCTGGCCGTCGGCCTTCACCAGGCCGGCACGCGACAGGATGGCGTTTTCGCCGGCGGCGCGGAACTTGTCCGCCTCGTCGGCGACCATCTCGATGCTGGCATTGTTGGCGATCGGCATGGTCTGCGCGCCGATCTTGTCCAGCACCTGCTGGCGCACGCGATCGACGGTCATGGACGGATCGGCCAGGGCGGAGGTGTAGATGGCCTGCACGCCATCGCGCTGCAGGTACGGGGTCACCATGGCGGTGATTTCGTCGTTGCGGGCGCGCAGCGCGGCGTGCACTTCCGCCGCCGTGGCTTGCGGGGCGGGAGCGCCACCACCGCCGCGGTTGCCATCACCGGGATCGGTGGCCGCTTCGCGCAGGGATGCCATGGCGGCGAACAGCTTGCGTACTTTCATCGTGAGGTCTCCATCGTTGGCCGAAGCGGCCGTGGTAAGGGCGGCGACAAGCGCCCGCTGACCGCTGGCGGATGCCAGCGCGGATTGCAGGGATTCGAGGTCGAGGCCTTCGGGCACGACCAGGCGCGGCTTGCTGGCGCGAGGCAATGCACGAGGGTGTTTGCCCGCCGCCGACATGGCGATCTGGCGGATGTGGTCCGGCGCGCCAGCAAGCAGGCGATTGACGCCAGCAGCACGGGCCTGCGAGTCATCGTCGGTGGCGGTGTCGTCGAGGGCGTCGATCAACGCGTCAGCGAAGCCCTCGGCCACGGCCTGCTCGCCGGTGAAGTAGTGATCCTTGCCGTCGGCCAGCAGCGCGAGCATGTCGGCGCGGTCGCGGCCGGATTTGGTGGCGTAGGCGCCGGCCATGGCGGATGCGTAGGTGTCGAGCACGTCGGCCATGGTGCGCATGTCCTGCGCGTTGCCCTGGGCATAGCCCCACGGCGCATGGATCATCAGCAGCGAGGTGGCTGGCATCTGCACTTCGTCGCCGGCCATGGCGATAAGGCTGGCGCTGGACATGGCCACGCCGTCCACGGTGACCACCTTGCGCGCCCCGTGGCGCTTGAGCGCGTTGTAGATGGCAATGCCATCGCTCACGCTGCCGCCGTAGCTGTTGATGCGCACGTTGATCTGCGTGACGGCGGCGTCCAGCGCCTGCAGTTGCTGCACCACGCTGAGCGCGGTGACGGATTCTCCCCACCAGCTATCACCGATGTCACCGTACACCAGCAATTCGTACTCGGTGCTTGAGGCCGCAACGGGGCGCAACACCATCAGCGGACGGATGGCCGGCAGGTTCGCGGCGGTGCGGTCGGCATCGGCAAAGGCCGCACACCGGCGCGCGGATGCCTGCGCGGGGGCAGTGGTAGCGGCCAACACGGCAATGGCCATCAGGGTCTTTTTCATGCGGTTTCCTCGGGGGGCGCCGCAGGCGCCGCGGTGGTTTGGTTGCTGACGCCCAGATCGGCTTTGAGGCCGGCGGCGGTTTGCGCCTCGCGCCACTGCTTTTCGGCGCGCAGCACGTCGCGTGGGTTGCGGCCGAGCTTGCGGACGATTTCGGTGCCGGGGACCCACAGGTTTTTCTCCTGCAGCTCCCAGGCGGTGGCCTCGTCCGCGGGGTTGATCCACGGCATGGACGGCGGGATGTACAGTGCGTGGGTGAGGCCGGCGAAGGTGACGCCGCGCGGCATGCGGATGAGGCCGGCGGTGAGGCACATGCCGACGAAGCGCGTGTAGACCTCGGCGGTGTGCTGGTCGATGAAGGCCTGGCTCAGCAGCTGGTACGCGGCCCATTGCTCGACCAGCTCTTGCCGCTGGGCGCTGTACGTGCCGTTGTAGTTTTTGCTGGCGCTGCTGTAGCTGACGTCGGTACCGCCAGCGACGGCGCGCAACTGCCCATCGCGCCAGCTGACGGCGTTGGGGTTGGGCCGGTTGCTGTCGATGGTCTCGATGGATTCGCCGGGCTGCAAATCGTCGAAGATCATGCCGGGGGCAAAGTGCATGCTCCGGTCTTTGGTGTCATACGGCGTGTCGGGGTAGCTGGTGGCGTCGCCCTTCTTGATCACGGCGGCCATGCTCGCGGCGATCTTCGCCGCGATGCGCTCGCTTTCCTCGTAGTCTTTCAGGTCATCCAGCCGCGACAACACGCTGGCAAACATACTGACACCGCGGCGCTGCCCGAAGCGGTCGATCAGCTTGATGTGGCCGATGTTGTCGGTGGGCACGGCCTTGAGTTCGGGGTACGCCGTGAGGCGCGCGCCGGGGTGGGTCTTGTAGACCCAGTAGGTGGTGGGCCGGTTCCACGCGTTGGCCTGCACGCCCTGGATGATGTTGCGCGCCGGGTCGTTGAAATCCATCGGCACCATGTCGGTTTCGAGGTATTCCAGCGAGAACGGCACGGCGCTGCCATGCGTGAGGCCGGGCACGTTGCCCTCGACGTACTGACACATCGCCTCGCCGTCGCGCATCCAACTGCGGCAGGCGAGTTGTTCGGCGCGGGCGCGGTTGAGTTCGCCGGTGACTTCCGGCGCGCGGCTCCAGGCTTCCCACAGGTCGGTGATTTGCTGAGCCAGAGCCTCCAGCACGTTGCCCTGCGCGTCGCGCGGCTGCGGCTCTACGCCGATGCCGTTGGCACCGACGACGTTGCGCACCAGCACGTTGAGGATGCCGCGGCTGATGTCGTGGTTGCGGTCGAGGTTGCGGGCCATGTCGCGCAGCGGCACCTGCGCGCCGTTGGCGGTGGTGTTGCCGTCGCCGTAGTCGCGCGAGCGTTTGCGCAGGCGGCCGGATTGGGTGGCCTCGTAGGCGCCGGCATAGGCGGCGACCTTGTAGCGCGCCGCGGCGCGGCGGGCCGCCCAACCGGGCGACAGGGCGAAGATGGCGCGGTCCATGCCGCTGAGCTTGAGCCCGCTCATGCGTTGCGGCCCCAGTGCTCGCGGCATCCGGCACCGCTGAAATCGGCGAGCTGGACGCCCACGCTACCGCCACGGGATTCGGCGGCGGCCTTGCGCTCCCATTCGCGCCGCCCGGCTTGCACCATCGACAGATCGGCGCGCGTCAGCTGCCGATCGCCCCACCGGTACGATTGCCCGGCGAGGATGGCGGCCTCGGCGGCCAGATACTTGTCGCGCATGTCGGTGGCGGTGGACATGCGCACAGAATCGCGGGCTTGTTGTGCCACGTTTACCGGACGGATGGCACAGCTTTGCCCGCCGGCCTACGCCTGGCTGAGTATCCGGTAGAACGTGCGGCGGCTGATGCCAAACTCGCGCAGGATCTGCTTGAGCGGCATGCCCGCATTGCGCGCGGCGACGATCTGGGCCGCGTCCCGCCGGATGTAGGGCTGCGGGATGTACAACTCATCACCGCCGTATTGCTGCTGCAGGTAGCGCACGATGGGCTCGGCATAGGCCACGGCGGTATCCAACGGGATGCCTTTGGCATCGCACAAGGCCACGGACAGTTCGTCGACCAGTTCCTGGGCTGGCGCAAAATCAGTCATCGGCGGGTCAACCAGTCGGGGGATGCGAAGGGGTTGAGGCTGGCTTCGGCGGGGGTTCCACGTGAAGCCGGTGCGGCGGCTGGTACCGGTAGCACTGGGCGCACTGCCGGCGCTGGAACTGTCGGCGCCGGCGGCGCGGCAGCGACGAACAGGTCACCGCTGGACGGCTCCAGTTTCGCTTCCAGCGCTGCCCAATCCGCCTCCCGCTTCACGTGGATGCGGATGCTGGGGCTCAGCGCCGCGGCGTACGCGTACACCAGGGTGTCCAGCGCTTCGTTGCGAGCGCCTTTTTTCTTGAGCCAGCGTTTGGCGGCCAGGTCGTAGCGCTCGGCGGTGAGCATGGTGTAGTAGTCGTCGGGCAGATCGGCCGGGAAGTGGATCAGGCGCGCATCTTCGTCGCGGTCGGTGTCACCGAGCAGGCGCTGCATGAGCGTGCTTTTTGCCGAGTTGACGCCGATGACCCACAGACTCACGCCGCGGCGTTGCGTGCGGCCTTTGGTGTCGACCTCCTGCTTGCTGGCGCGGCCGATGATCGGCTTGGTGGCATCCTTGCTGCCCTTGATCGCCATGACGCCCTGCGACTGACGCGGGCGCACGGCGTTGTAGACCTCTTGCGTCCAGTTGCCCGAATCGACGGCCGCGGCGCTGATGTGCAGGGTGATACCGGCGGCGTTGGCCACGGGCTGGGCCAGGAACTCCCACAGGATGTCCCAGTCTTCTTTGCGGGTGGGGTCGGCGGGCAGCTCGACGTAGTCGACCACGAAGGCCTGTTCGTTGCGACCCCAGGCGACGATCTGCACCGCGAAACGATTGACCTGCACGTCGACGCCCGCGGTGATGATGAAACCGCCACGCGGCACGGTGCGGCGCACCCACTTGCCGGCGCGCTGCTGCAGGTCATTGGCCTCGACCTTCTGGCTGGCGCCTTCGTAGGCCTCGCCCAAAATCGTGTTGACGAACACGACTTCCTTCGCGGGATCCTTGCGCGCTTCGGCGCGCATATCGGCGATTTCCTTCCAGGTGTAACCCAGGCCGATGGCGGCGTATGCGGACCAGATGTGGAAGCTGCGGTGGTGGGCGCTGCGCTCCGGGAAGGCGGCGATCCACTCGCCGCGCTCCAGCATCAGGGTCTTGTGATGCTCGGCAATCAGTTGGCCGCAGCCGATGCACAGGTATTGGCCGTCGTCGGTGATCTGGTCGATCACCAGCACCTGCTTGTGGGCGCAATGCGGACACGGCACGTAGTAGCGGCTTTGGTCGCCGTCGTCATACGCGGTGCTGATGGCACAGGCATCCTTGATCGTCGCGGAGCTGATGCGCAGGATCTTCCGCCGCACGAAGCTCGATGTGCGGCGCAGCGCCTGCTGTTCGGCGCCACCCTGATCGTCCAGGTCGGTGGGGTATTTCGACAGCTCATCGAGGATCAGGTACATGATCGGCATCGACGCCAGCGACGCGGAGCTGTTGGCGCCGCTCAGCACCAACACGCCGCCGGGGAATTTTTTCACCAGCGTGGTGTTGCCACTGTCGCGGCTTCGCGCGGGCGGGATGCGTTCCTGCAGCACCGGCATCAAGGCAATGGCCGGCGCCAGGCGCTGATCGCTGAATTTGCGTGCGGTGTCGATGGTGGGGAGCACGTACATCACCGGGCCGGGCGCATGCTCGATGATGTAGCCAAGCCAGTTGATGCCCACCTCGGTGCCGCCGACCTGCGTGGATTTCTTGATCGTGGTTTCGCGCACCGTGGATTCCCGGTGCAGGCAATCCATGATCTCGCGCAGGAACGGCATGCGACTGGTGTACCAGTCGCCCGCTTCGCTGCTGCCTTCCTTGGGCAGTTTGCGGTAGCGATCGGCCCAAGCGCTCAGCGTGATGGGTTCGGGGATGGTCCATCCGCGGCGCCAGCTCTCCGACACCACGTCGGCGCCAGACGGAAGCTCCACATCGATGGTGTCGACGTCGAACATCAGGCGGCTTTCTCCATGGCATCCGCCAATCCCGGCAGCGCACCCATCATCGCCACGCGGATCTTGCCGGTGTGCTCGGTCAACAGCGCATGCACGCGGGTGACGTCGGATTCCGCTGCCAGTTGCGAGGCCAGACGATCAGCCAGGGCGTCCAGCGCCTCCATGGCTTGCCGCGAAAGCCCGAAGATCGCCGCGGCCACCTCTTCCCGCCGGACGAGCTGGCCGGTCTTCTCCGCCAGCTCCAGTTCGGCGATGCGCGCCTTGGCGATGCGCTCGCGGCGCGCCGCCTCCTTGTACGTCTGGTGGACCACCACGCCCGGCGCAGCCGCGTTACCCGCGTCGACATCGCGCCCAGCGGCGCCTGGCCGGCGATCACCGCCGCGCGCAGGGTCGCGCGTGGATTCAATCAGCCGATCCGTCGCCTCGACGTTGACCTTGCCCGATGGCGTCAACACCAGGCGACCCTGCCGATTCAGCTTGCTCACGTACGCCGCCGAGCAACCGCGCGCCTGGGCGTATTCCGATTTGCTCAACTCCGTCACGCCGCCACCCCGCTAAACCGATCAACTGAACCGGGAAGGGGTGCGCTGAACCATAGTTCAAACCCTGTAACTAGCGAGGTTTTGCGCGCCCAATGACCCGTATCCGCCCGGCCGGGGGAGTACCTTCTCAACAGTTCGTTCAGGCTCAAGCGGCCCGCCCGAAACCGCGTCAGACCGCAATTTGCCCAACCTGCCCAACCGTCAGCGGAGAGGTTGGGCAGCGGGAACCCGCGCTGTTGCTTGCGTTGCCCAACCTGCCCAACCTGCCCAACCTGTTTACGCACACACATAGGACAAGCGCTGTCGCCCAACTGCATGCCTATATACGCGCGAGCCGCGAAAAGGTCGGGTAGGTTGGGCAAAGCCATACGGGGCAACGCCTCCGAGGTTGGGCAGAGGTTGGGCAGAGGTTGGGCAGGTTGGGCAATGGATGGCGGATGCCCGCGCCATGGCGCGTCAGAACGGCACATCGCTATCTCCCCCACTGCCAGCCTGCGGCAGCGGCACCCATCGACGCTCGCGGTAGCCATTGACCATGACGCGGTCGTGCTCCCAGCGCAGGCGCCGCATGATAGCGGCCACGCGCATCTGCTCCGGCTTGCCATGCTTTCCAACATCGATGCTCAGCGCCCAGCTGAGTATTTCGGCGGTGGTTGCCCAGGTCACCGGCTTGCCCTCGCCCGCTAGCGCGATGCGTGGCGGGTAAGCGCTGTCCATCATCTTGCCGGCCAGCCAGCGCTGGATGATGCCTTGCCAGCTGTCTTCCGCAAATCGCTCTTCCTGCTGCTCCACTGCATCGGCCGGCAGCTGCCACCACGGGTAGCCGTCGCGGAACATCACCACCGCCTCAGCCCACAGTTGATCGCGCTGTGCGGCAATGCCGGGGATGTCGACGTGGTCCACCACCACCGGCAAAAAGCGCCGGCCACCGCTCGCATCGCGCAGGTATTCGTGCTCGTTGGTGGTGCCGACAAACACGCACTCGCGGCGGAACGATCGCGCGACGCGCCCATAGCTGGGCCGGTACGTATCGAAGCGCGACGTGATCGCTTGTTTGACCTTCGTCACGTCGGCTTTCGTGAAGCTGTCCATCTCGCCGATTTCCACGCACCATCGCCCGCGCAAGGATTGATAGAAGTCCTTTCCGCTCGGCGATTCCATCGACTCTGCATACCACTCGGCGCCGAACAGCTCGCGCACCGCCGACGTCTTGCCGCGCCCCTGCTCGCCCTCCAGCACCAGCATGAAGTCCACCTGCGCGCCGTTGTGCCGCACCTTCGGGTCGCGCCATAAGATGCGCGCCACTGCGCTGACCATAAAACAGCGCGCCGCTTGGCGCGTGTAAGGCGTATCGACCGTCGAGAACAGCGTGGGGAACATCGCGTCGATGCGCGCCACGCCATCCCATTTCAGCGATTCCAGATACTCCCGCACCGGGTGCACCTTGCTGCGCCTGGCCATCGCCTCGACGCAATCCATCACCATGTCGCGCTTCACGCTCAGGGTGTAGCGCGTCGGGCTGCCGAGCCAGCCGGCCAGCTCGGTGCCGTCCTGGTCGGTGAACTCGTCGCGCTCGCCGCCGGCCCACACCGGGTCGCGGGTGAGCCGCACGATGTTGTTGAATTCATCCAGGCTGAATAGCCCCTCGAGCGCGGGGTCGTGCTCCAGCACCAGCAGCGTGTTGTGCGTCGTGGACTCCGGCTTGCCCGTCGTCGTGCGCGTCAGGTCATTCGACCATTCCCCCGGCGCACTGTGACCGCCGCCGCCCGAACCACCGCGGCCACGCCCGCCTCCGCCGCCCCCTCGCTTCTGCTGGCGCTGGCCGATGGGCACGACTACTTTCTGGGGTTCGGTCATGCGATGGCCCCGAATAGATCCTCGCTGGCGCAAGCGCCTGGCGACAGCTCCACGAAATAGCCTGCCAGACCGCAAGCGGATAGCGTCTCGGCGTTGGCTTTGCCGTACGCAATCAGCACCGACGGCGCTCCCGCATTGGCCGTCGCCGGCTTACCTGCTCGATCGCAGAACGCAATGCGGCCTCGAAGGAACAACAACCCGTGAGCGCGCGGCCAGACGTGGTCATGAAACATCGCCGTTTCGGTGCGTGCGAATACCAGCGCGATTCCGTCGCCGTGGGCTGCCAGCCTATCCAGCCATCGTGCGGCCTCGACCCCATAAGGCGGGTTGCACCACACGCGACCGGACCACGCCGCCTGCAAGCCATCCTCCGGCAGCTCGATATGCCGCGCCGCCGTAGGCCACGGTCGCGGGCTTGGCGCCGCGCACGGGTCTAGGTCAAAGCGCCCGAGCGCCGCGAGGATGCCGGGCGGCGTCAACCACGTCTCGTTGTTGTAACCACCACCATCTGCGGCCGCGAACGCCTTCATGCCATCACCCGCCGCGTCTCCGCCACTTCCACCGCCTTCACCCGAGACCGCGCCCACGCCGCAATCTGTTTGGCCGTCCAGCCGTCCGCCACCGCGTCGGCAATATCCCAGCCCTTCGGCATGCCGGAGGTGTCCACCACGCGCAGGCTGCGCACACCGGCGGCATAGGCCAACTGCGCCACGCCCTCGTGCAACAACCCGCTGCCGTCCACGTAGCCCAGCATCGCGCCCACGCCATCCAGCGCGTCCGGCCACAACACCACATCGCGCCCTTCCAGCGGTCCGAAATCCGTATGCTTCACGCCGTGGCTTCCGCCCATCCAGGTGCTGACGGCATACATGGGCAGTGCGCCAGCACCGACCGTCGCGCACTTTTCGCCCTCGACCATCAGCACCGGCGCGGCCGGCTTCGCCGCGAGCGCGTCCAGGCCGAACAGCGGGCGCGGGTCGGGGAACGGCTGCAGGCACCAGCGCGCTTCACCGCGCGGCCCGATGCACCACGTAACAGCGGGCGTGATCTTGCCGTCCGGCATATCCACGCGCAGCACGTAGCCCAGCACCGCGCCTTCCGGGTCGCGGTACGCATCGGCACGCGAGGGCGCCAACCCTTCCCACCATCGGCCGCGCTTGAGGTTCCACACGCGGCCCTTGACGCCGGGTGTCCACGCCGGTGCATCGTCGGGTACCGGGCAAATCGGCACCCACAGCTCATCGTCAGCGCGGTCCAGCCGCCGCGGCGCGCTTGTCACCGCACGCCGCGCCATGGCGCCCATGTCGTGACCGCCCAACTGGTGACAGGCGGTGGCGAAATCCACGCCACCCATCGCCATCACAAAGCCGATCGCGTCGTAATGCGCGCCGCAGCCAAAGCAGTGCACAAACCCTTTCGCCGGCGACACCGTGAACGATGGCGATTTTTCCGAATGAAAGGGGCATAGCCCCGTCCACTCCTTGCCAGCGCGCTTCAGCTCCACGCCATGGCGCTCCACCACGTCGCACAGATCCACGCGTGCCAGCAACTGCTGCGTGTTGATCAGACTCATGCCGTCACCATCTGCTGCTGCGCTCGCGCCCAGCCCAGGTCATGCAGCACATCCACCCGCATCGGCCCCACGCGCGTGGTCGCGTGGCGCGCGTAGGTCACAAACAGCGCGTCCGGGTGGCGCGCCAGCAGCGCCAGGTCACCGCACGAATCCACGGTTACCAGAGCGATCGTGCCGCAGGGCCAGGCGTACACGCGCACGCCCAGGCCCTTCCACGCCCGGTCGCATATCGCATCGGCGATGGCGCGCACGTCCCTACCCGGTCGATACACGCGGATGCCAGGGGCCATGCCCGCCGGTACCGGCGACACCCACGCCCTCACGCCTGCACCTTCAGCGGCAGAGGCCGCTGGCGTGGTTGCGCCAACGCGGCAATTTCCGCGCGCGCCTGCGCTTGTTGCTCGGGCGTGCAACCCTGTTCCAGCACGCGTTCGACGTGTTGCTGGGCGGCGCGCATCGCGGCGCGCTGTTGTGTCGATATGGGGCATCGGCTCAGACCGCCGTGCGTGCGCATGGCTGCGTCGCCCGTTCGCTGGCGCGTTGGCAATCGATGCACAACTGCGCGCCCATCTGCTGTCGCACGGGGAGAATCGGCTCCCCACAGTCCATGTTCGCGCAGTGCGTGCGTCCGGGCGGCGCCGGCGCGCGCGCCTGCAACGCGTGGTCCACCTCATCCTGCTGTCGCTGCTGGGCCAGGTCGATCATGTCCATGTCAGCGCCCCCGCTTTGCCGCAGGCAGGCCAGCCGCCGCCATCAGCGCCGGCAGCACATCGGCCAGCGCGGCCAACTTGGCCAGCGCCTCCTGCTGCGTCACCGCGGGGTCGCGCAGATACTTGTCGACCAGGTAATACACCGGCGACACATCGCCCGTTTTGTCGATGTACGTTTCCAACTCATCGACCGTCATGCCGCGCGTTTTGCCGCCGCTGTCCACGCCGGCCAGCTTTTCGGTGAGCTTCGACGGCGACAAATCCATCCTGCCGGCGGTCTCCACTAGCCCGCGGCTATAGACCTTTGTTGCCATGTGATCGCGCAGGCAACGCGATCGCTGCGCCAGACCCGGTTCAAACGTCAGATTCAATTGCTGCATCGGATTCCCCACCTTGGGAATTCAGGGGACGACGTGTTCCCAAGAATTCCCCACTACATCTGAAAAAATGCGAGGCATGAAAAGCCTCGCCGGAAAACCGCGATCAACCCGCCGCTTGCAACTCGTTGGGCGCCTCGCCGAAGACATCGGGGCGAAGTTCGTAGCGCGTGACTTTGCCGCCGGTCGCCTGCTCTATCGCCAAGCAGCGTTCAACCGGCACTTTTCCCCGCTGTCGCCACCCGCTGATCGAAGCGCATCGGATGCCCAACTTGGCGGCAAGCGCGCTCTGTGTACCGAACAAATCGACGAGTCGATCGATGGGAAGGCTGGCGGGTGGGCTGGTGGTTTCCATGCGGATATTTAGCTCACAGCTAAACGATTCTGTCAACTATCCGCTAACCGCTTGGCTTTAGCGCGTGACTAACATTGCAAACATGGATGTCAATGAAATCCGCCACCGCAACTTTTTGCTCCTGCTGGAGCAATTGGCCGCGCGCGGCATCACTAGGACCAAAGACGCCGCCCAAGCCCTGGGTGGCCTCGGATCGTCCTATCTCAGCCAGCTGAAGGGCGGCAAGGTGATGGGCGATAGCGTCGCTCGACGCATCGAAAAAGCGACATACAAGCCGCACGGGTGGATGGACCAGCCGCAGTGGAACGTGTCTGGGGGCAAAGTCGCCGACAGCGTGGAATTGGATAGGACGTCCGAAATTGAGAAGCTCATGCAGTTGCTTCCCAGCGATGAACGGGCGCTTCTTGAAAATTACCGCGCTGCCGGCGACGCCGGTAAGGCGGCAATTACGACAACGTCTGCTGCGGTTGAGAAACAGCACATGCAGCCGCGCCGGCGCGCCTGACGATTAGCTGTTTTTGGAGGATTCATGGCTACGGAACAAGGAATGGTTCGTTGCACCAAGTGCGGGTATGGCCGCGATCTTGCGGATGGTGAGCCGAGGTGGTGTTGCCCGCGATGCAAAGTGGTTTATGCGAAAGCAGATGCGGCGCCCGTCACACCAAACCTATCCCGCCGTCCGATGGCGCCGTCACGCCCGGAAGTAAAGCCAGCGGTAGCCATCGCAGTCATCGCCCTCGCATTGATCGCGTCCGTGGGGCTCAGTATCTACTGGGTCCGTGCCCAAGAGCGCCGCGCAATGATGAACGCGGCGGTCGATGTGCAGCTCCAGAGAGATGCCGCATCAAGGCATCGAAAGGAAGCATTTAGCTGGGAAGCCGAGGGCCTTTTACGCCGCGCCAAGAAATGGACCGTACTCATCGAAGAGGTTAAGAGCACGCCGCGTTTTGCCGTAAGCAGCTTCTATGCCCGCATGGATGGCGTTATCGAAGAGACTCGCGTTTATCCGGTTTCTAGCTGCATGGAGCAAGCCCGTGACGCGCTCGTGGCTGCGATGGAAGCGCGAAAAGCGCAGGTCCTCTCCTTCGCACGGGGCGGCTATCCAAGCCCAGCACCCGAAGCGGATCGCCAGGAACGTGATTTCATGGCTGCCATGGCTAGGTGCCAGCCGGCAGAATAATTATTTAGCTGGTAGCTATTGACTTCTTTAGCGCGTAGCTAAATACTCCCTCCACGCCGCCACCAGCGGCATCGGAGGGCACCATGATCGAGCGTGTTGTTTCCCACCCAGCAGGTCGCTTCACCCGCTGCCGCGGTTGCGGCAGCGAGCCCAAGCACATCCGCACGTCCGGCCGCAGCAGCCGCGAGCCCGTGCAGTTCATCGCCGCCGCTCAGCGCCACAGTCTGGAATGCCGTTGCGGCGCGCGCACCACCCGCCACGACACCCTGCCCGCCGCCGAGGCCGAATGGGGTACCGACTACGCGCAGCTGTCGCTGCCGCTGCGCCCTCGCCGCACGCGGAGGGCCGCATGATGGCCGCGCCGCGCACCACTCCCGCCGCGCAGGCGCGCGCTGCAATCGTGCGCCAGGCGCACGAATGCGAGAAGGCGCTGCGCCTGGCGGACTTCGTCGAAGGCGAATCATCCCTCTCCAGCGGCATTGCCGTGGGCATGCGCAAGATGGCTGCCCTCCATAGCGAGCAGGCCTTCCGCTGGGCCGCGTCGCTTGCGCGCCATGGTGGTGCGAGGTGAGCGCGCCGGTGGATGTGCTCGCGGTGCTGGACGAGGTGCAAGACTGGCTTTACCGCAGCAGCGAGAGCCGCGGCGATGATGATCGCGCGGAGGCGGTCAAGCAGGCCCGCGCAGCCGTGGCCGAGCTGATCGAAGCAAACATCGAATTCGACGCCGCGCATATGGCCTACTCGGCAGCCAAGACCGGCAAGCCGCGCAACGATGCCTGGGCGCGCGTAGTGGCCGCCGTCGATCGGCGGCATGCCGCACTGGCTCGCGTGGCCGGTGGTGCCGCATGACCATCGACCTGCGCGACTTCGACGCCCGCGAGCACCCGCTGCCCACGCTGCGCGACCACGACACCCTGCTGCCGCTCGACCCTGATCTGGCCGACTACATCCGAGCCGCACTGTGCCGGCAGCGATACCTGCGCGAAACCGCCCACAAACTGCCCCGCGAGAACGCGCGCTGATGTGGGGCGTATCGGTCACACCGCATCCGCTGCGCCGCCGTACCGATCGCCCGCATCCCGCCACCGCCTGGCGCCTCTTTCTGCTGTTTTTCGCGCTCTACCTGGCGCTGCTTATCGCCGGTGGCGCGCTCATCTGGAAATCACTGACATGACGCAAACCATGCACCAGCGCCGCGCCATCCGCCGCTATCGGGACATCACCCCCCGACACGCGCACGTGCGATTGTGCGACGCGCCGCTGCCCGTGGCCGTCATGCTATCACCCGCCACCACCCGCGCGGATCGCATCGCCGCCGCATCGTGGCGCCTGCATGACGGCATGCCATGGCTTTGGGCGCTGATGGGCGCCGTGGTGCTGGTGGCGTCCCTGGCCATCGCCGCCGTGCTCATCGCCAGCGCCATCGACACCACCCCACCCGCCGCGGCTTCGTCGCCAAGCCGCATTGATCAGCGCCCGGCCCACGTACTCCCCCACGTGCGGGCCGCCTCCCCCGGCCACGCCGGGCGCTGATCAATCCCCTCATCGCGCACAGCGCATATCGGAGCAACCCCATGGCAAAGACGGACATCACCACCCTTTTCAACGACCTCGACGCCGGCATTTTCGCCGAACGCCTTAGCGCCGCCCTGGGCGACACCGCCATGGGCGTGGTCGCCACCGGCAAGAAAGGCAAGGTCACCATCACGCTGGATCTGGAGCGCATCGGCGACAGCAGCCAGGTGCAGTGCAAACACCAGATCAAGTACGCGCGCCCGACCGCCAAGGGCAAGGCGATGGAAGAGGCCACCACCAGCACGCCGCTGCACGTCGGCACCGGCGGCGTGCTCAGCCTGTTCCCCGAATCGCAAACCGACATGTTCGCCAAGCGTGCGGCCGAAGCCGGCGCGGCGGACTGACTCCTTCACGGCAGTGCGGCGGGGATGAACCCGCATGCCGATGGGATCGACCCAGCGGGGATTGCGGAGGCAGAGCGCGGTACGGCCGTAAGCCCTCAAGCCCTTGTTCGCAGCGCGGACCACTGGAACCACCCATCGCCTTCCTGACGGATGCCGGTAGCCAACCCGGCCACTGCCAACCCTTCCACCACCGGAGAACCACATGGACAGTTCCACCGTCAATGCCATCGGCCAGCTCGCCATCGAGGCGGCGCAGGCCAACCGAATCGACGCCGACACCCCAGCCCTCATCCTTCGCACCGAACACGCCGGCCAGCAGGTTGTGTCGATCGAACACCTGCAGCCGGGCCGCAGCCGCTTCCGTGGCGCCTTCGCCACCCGTCAGTTGCCGGACTTCGCCGCCTACGTCATCGCCGAGACCGAGAACGCCGCACGCGAGCGCGGCTCGGTGCAGGGCTTCATCGATACCGACAACATGTGCGCCAAGGTGTTTTTCAACCTGGGCAACCTGGAACACGCCGGCCACGCCGACCACACCGCCACGCTCAACCTCAAGCCCACGGCAGCCTATGCCGCGCTGCTTGCAGCCACCGCACGCTCGCTCGACCAGCGCACCCTGCACGATTTCGTCGAGGACTGGCGCGACAACATCACGCCGCTGTTCGATGGCCAGCCCGATGCCACACGCCTGGCCAACACGCTCGCCGCCATCCGCGACATCACCGTGGAAACCGCACGCAAGGTGAACCACGTAGAGCGCGACATGGGCGCCACCCGCAGCGCGATGGAAAGCATCGACGCCCGCAGCACCCTCACCCTGCCCAGCGGCTTCGAGTTCCGCGCAGTGCCCTATGACGGCCTGGCCGAACGCACCCTCAGGCTGCGCCTTGGCGTGATCACCGGCGGCGACAAGGTCGCCCTCACGCTGCGCATCCAGCAGGCCGAGCAGGTCACCGAGGACATCGCCAAGGATTTCCGCGACCGCCTCGCCGCCAAGCTCGGCACCGCCTGCCCGCTCACCCTGGGCACGTTCACGCCGTAACCGAGCCCTGATGCAGCGAGCCGGTTGCTCTGCGCCGAAGCCAACCCGGGCGCTGTCCACGGGAAGCTAAGGATCACGCATCAACGCCGGATGTCGTAACCGGCACCGAATTTGCGACACCCATTCACCAGGAAAACGCCATGGAAAAGAGCATCGTCGTCTACGGGCCTCAAGGTTGCGGGAAAAGCCGGCACGCCAAGCGCATTGCTGCGCACTTCCACCTCACGAAAATCGTTGGTGAGGATGATGCGCTACTGCCCGGCAAAAAGTTCATCAAGTCGGGAACGCTCTACCTCACCTGCCTGACGAAGCAAGAAATCGACCAGGTTTTTCCTGACTTACGCCGTGTCGTCGCTTTCGCCGACCTGCCGGCCCACGTCAGGGCGTAACCATGTCGCCCCTCCGCCCCATCGGCCACATCGCCGGCAACCTGTCCATTCTCGCCGTCGCCATCGCGTACCGCGTACGCCTGGCCAGCAATGGCCTGCAATATGCCTGCTGGGTCGATGACGACGGCTGCGTGTACCTCGCACTCACTCGCCACCCGCGCGCCAACGCCATGCTGCGCCACGCGCCGGAACAGCGCATCAACACCTACCGCAAACCACGCAAAGCTGCATTCCCTTGCACCGCCAGCGATATCGCTGACGACTTGGTGGCAGCGCGCGCAGCCATGGCCATGCGGCACGTCCAACAAGCCACCGAGGCCGCAGCATGACCGATGTACGCCAGATTCACCACCGCGCCGAACAGCTGGTTGCCGCTGCCGGCAGCGCGGCACTCAGTGTGGTCCACCTCGACGCCGCCCTGTCTCGCGCTCGCGAAGCCAATGCCAACCCCGGCGTGATCAGCAATCTCGAAAACGCCCGCGACAGCATCACCGCGGCCATCAACCGCGCCGAAACCCACCGCCGCCGCCTTCTCCGCAAGGCCGACCGAAAGGAGCATTCCGCATGACCACCACCATCCACATCGGCACCCTTAACCTGCACGTGCCCTCGCCTGGCGTGCTGCTGCAATCCGAAGCGTTCGCCTCAAAGATTGACCAGCTCACGGACGGCGCTGGCGCGCTCGCCGGCACGGTGGTCGACCGCGCCACCGGCCTCATGTGGACCGCGGCCACCGTCGCCTCCGACAAGACGTGGGCCGAGGCCAAGAAAGTCGCCGAGGCCGTCGACCTGGGCGGCTATACAGACTGGCGCCTGCCCACTCGCAAAGAGCTGCTGACGTTGGTTGACGACACCCGCTTCAACCCCGCGATCAACACCGACCTTTTCCAGTGCGATCCCAGCCGCTATTGGTCCAGCACCGTCGACGCGGAGTCCCCTTCGGCCTGCGCGTGGCTCGTCAATTTCAACGACGGCGACAGCTACCCCTGCAACCAGAACCTCCAAGCCCGCGTGCGGGCGGTGCGTTCGGTGTTGCCGGCGGCGTCCGGTCAGTAATCGGCCTTTCGGCCTTCCCTTCCCAACGGAGAACACCCGTGTCCCATTTCCTCAAGATCGGTGCCGATGG